TTCTCAGTTTATTTGCAGCTCTCTTCTCTCTCTTGTTTTTCTCCTTATCAAGTTCAAGAATTTGTTTGAGATTTGCTTCGATACCATTTAATGTAGTTGCTAATGGTATGAGTTCTTCCTGTCTCTCCTGTTTAATCTCAGTCCTTACCTGTTCTTGGTCTCTACCAAGAGTTGTAATTTTACCCGAAGCCTGTTGTGCAGCTTGACCTGTTGTTTCATTTCTACCAACAAAGTTCGAAGCCTTTACCGTCTTCTTCTTGGGTTTGAATTTACCACTTGAACTTCTTGCTCTTTTAAGTTCTCCCTTAAGTAATTCAGTATCACCCTCCTTCTCCTCAGAACCACTTATGGTTCTCTTCACCATTGCTTCTTTGAGCAATACCGCGTAGTCTTCGTAGTCTAACTCAGCCTCATAGTCCTCAATACCAAGTAACTCAAGGATCCTTGGATCTATATCATCTTGTTTTGCAGATGTGGATTTCTGTTTATTAGACTTACCGATAGTCTTTACTATTGCCGTTACTTCTTTTTTTCTTTTCTCTTCTCTCTTCGCTTCGTTTTGAATACTCTTAATAAGATCGTCCAAACCCTCAGGTGCATCATCAGATTTTTTGGCATCCTGAAGTTCTCTGAGAATTTTCTCAGCAGCTGCCTTTTTTCCTGATGACTTCCTTTGGATTTTTCTAGCCATTGCGTGCCTTCATCTTTTGCTCTTCTTCCTCTAAGTGATTTTGAAGTAATGCAACATAGATGTCCCTTTCCCAAGGCATCATGTTTTCGATCTCTGTTAATGAATATTTATGGTACTGCATTAAGGAAAAATTCAACTTGAAGTAGTTCTCCAAGTCCATGTGTACCAAACCTATCCGAAAAAACTTGAGAGACCCTCCAGTACTACTGTACTCTTGACTTTGGTGACTGGGTTTTTGATTTCAACTGAGTGGGAAAGTTTAGGCATCGTATCAAAGAACTTCTCAATCTTCTTAAACTGAGCAGAACTCATTTGTTCAAGGAAATCTATAATTTCCTTTCTACTCACATCCTCAGTAGACCAAACCTCTTCTTCGTTATAGATTTTATCAATACAAGTTGCAATCAATTCAAATGATTTATCAACACTATTGTCATTAAAGTCAAAATTATTTTTGATAAACTGATCAAGAGATGGATACTTCATCTCCATCATAAGATTCTCGTCAAGTCTGATCTGTTTATCATGCCCTTCAGTTTCAACAACCTTGATGTCTTCAAGATCAATCTTGACAGTGACCGTGGTTTCACCATCATCAGGTGCTATCAAATTTACCTCAACTTCTTCACCAACTGACTTACCCCTGATATTCAAGAAGAGATATTCAATATCAAAAGTAGGAAGAGTTTCTACCTTAATTCCTCTTGTACTAATACAGTTTTTGATGACTGTCTTAATTGCAGTGGTGATATTTTTAGTATCCTCACTCTCAAGTGCAAGTACGAGTAACTTTTCTTCTTTAACTAAGAAAGGTCTAAACTTAATACTTTGTTTAGTTGAGGGTAATTCCAACTCATATGTTGGTGTAGCAATTTTTGGTAAAGGCATGACAATCTAATAAAGATTTCAGATATGATTATTTATTTGCGTTTTCCACGCTTTTTTGGTTGAGGAATTCCAAGGTCATGTTCGGTCAAAACTTTGAACTGAACTCCATTATCTTTTGCAAATTCTGCTGCAGCATTCCATTTGGCTTGATTAACCGCATAGGTCGTACATTCATTTATATACGACTTTGTGACTCTGGCTGGTTTCTTTGGTTCGATACATTGTCTTTGAGGTTTGATCTCGATGATATATCGACACACTCTACCGTCCTGGTGTCTTATCTGTACAATCCCATCAGGATAGTATCTATGGACTCTTTTGTCAACGGGTGACACATATGGGATTGAGAATTCCTCCGATGCATATTTCAATACAGCATCATTTCTGTCACACCACTTTAAAAAGTGTAATTCCCAACTACTACGGTAGACTATATTTCTCGCATCCCCCATATATTTTTCAGGATGTTGGGGGTGAAATCTTCCTTGATGATACTTCGAACCCCTTGGCATCAGTTATACATAGTAATAGAAGTAGTATCAGTATTTAGATGCCAGGTCCAACGCCGAGAGTATATAAAACTTCTGAAATAAAGTCGAGACTTCTTAATGTAGCTCGTCCTTCTACATATATGGTGAAGTTTACACCACCACCTGCAGTTCAATCTTTCATTGCACAACGTGGTATAAGTTATGCCACCAAGGGTGAGACTTTTGAATTATCTTGTAGTGTCATTAAGACTCCATCTACAAATTTCCTCACACATGCAGTTAGTGCAGACTATCATGGTGTGAATCAAGAAATTCCATATCGTAGAGCATACGAGAATGAGATTGGATTGACATTCTACGTTGATGCTCAATATGAAATCGTTGAGTTTTTTGAAGGTTGGGTTGATTATATGAGTGGTCTTGGTTCAACCCTTGCTCGGGAAGAATACAGAAAACCACAGGCTTTCTATAGACAGAACTATTATAATGATTATGCATCAAGTAGTCTATTTCTAACAAAATTTGAGAGAAGTTATAATAGACAACTGGGTGCGGTAGAACAAGCAGAACCTCAAAAGTATTTGGAATATGAAATGATTCAAGCATATCCAAAAGCTATAAATAGTATGGAATTGGGATATGCTCAATATGATTCCCTTCTCACATTAGATGTGACCTTTGGTTATACCCGTTACGTTAGAGTAAGAAGATGAAAACGTTTCAAGAGTTCTTATCCGAAGATGCTGCTGCAGATACCCAATCGACTATTAGTCGTGGTGTGGTTGGTGGTAGTTCAAAAACCTTTGGAGATGGGGTTAATACATCATTCAAAAAGAGACCAAAGACTGGTCTTGGTGCATATCTGAAGGATAAATTTAAAAATAGAGATAAGGACAAACCTGAAAAAGAAAAGCCAGGTAGAGATACATCATATAGAGGACAAGGTACGGGAAGAAAAGACACTGTATCAAAAGCAAAACCTGCTACAGGACCATCATCAAAAGGTAGATCATTACCAGCGGGTAAGGAACGTCCAGCACTTCCTGCAGGTAAGGACTCGATGGTTGCAAAAAGAACAGCTGCTGCTAAACAACCACCACAACACAAACAGATCTCTGCAAGACCAGCATCTACTGCAATGGCTGGTAGTAGACAGAGACCTGCAATCAGACCTGCCAAGTCTAATCTGTCGAGAGACAACATGGGTGTACAAAAAGTCAACGTACAAGACCTTGGACCAACCACCCAGAAGAGGCTAAATCCTGCTAAAAGTAATAGACAATTACAACCTGCAATAAACACTCAGAGACAGTTACCACCTGGTAGATAATGGATGAGGAACAGCAGGAATATCTTGACAGTGATGTAAATCGATTTACTGAAGAAGAGGTAAATCGTATCAAAGCTATGAGAGATGAAGATGATATGATGTTGGAGATCATTGAGAAACTCCAAACTGAAGTAGAAGTTGTTCCTGACGTTGGTAAATATTTTACCTTTATATACACTGCAAAAACACCAAGAGTCGAGTACGATAGATTCCCTTTAGTTGCTGTAACTGGTGTCTTTAGGTGGGGATTCAGAGGTTTGAACTATCACTGGGGAGAAATGAGAAATTACACCTGGGAAGAATTACAAAGCAATCTATATAAGGTATATCCCATGGAATTGAAGACTCTAAGAGCAATTCCATATCAAAGTTTCACAATAAATAACTAAAATACCTAGTAGAATGTCTATATCCACATCCACATTTGTATATGATGGACTGACTGTTCAACAAAATGTCAATACGGTAACTGGGGAAACAAAAATCTTCACCGCAGATGGAAGCACTCAACTTGCTGTAGGAAGTGGACAAGACTGGACAATTACAAACGAAAAAGAATTTTTAAGTCAATATAATAGTATACCTGGAAATAGTAAAACTTCACTTTCATTTGAAAGGGATTTTCAAAATGATACAGCCACATTTAATGAGGCAAGAACAGACGTTTTAAATACTGAAAACGTAAACAACACCGCTGCTCAACAAACACTTTTTGAAAATGGAATTCCTGGATCACAGGATCCTACCACTGGTAACTATATTAATAATGATGGTAGTGTAACATCCACTAATCCCTTCAGTAATGATCCAGCTGCGGTAGTTAGTGCAGATCCAACTAATACAGCAACTCCTACAGGGACAGGAA